AAGCCTGCAGTCATCTGCATGCCACAACGCTCGAACGCCTCTTCTACGAGGTCGTCAATCGAAAGATTAAAATCTGTTGTCCCTGAAGTAGCCATCTACTTGCCCCAACTTTTTCGCGCTGTTTTTTGCGCTGTTTTGGATAAATCACTATAGTGGTAAACATTTTTAGAAGACTTTGACATGGTTTTTCCTGTCATTATCTTCCCATCAGGATGCTTATGTGTGCCCCCTCGATGTATTTTCCCATCTTTAAAGTAATGATTTACACCGGCAGCCATTATTTACACGCCGCTCCGCCTTTGCGGTATTTCTTCATCATTCCGCCGCCCATTTTCTTTTGAACTCCACGGCCCATAAGCACGTCAGCCTTAGAAACCTTTCCGTCCTTATTCAGATCAGGAAAGCTTTTCTTTTTGCTGTTTGCCATGCCGCCTTTGTTCATCATGACGGGATCACCTACCTTACGGCTAGGCTTAGATTCAACTTTATTTCTAGGACCCGTACCTACGCATCCTCCGCCTTTGGTTGCGGCACCCATTCCACGTCCGGCCATCTGGATCACCTCCTATCGGTATCGTTTAACTTTAGACGCAACCTTTTTCGGTTGCGATGAAAACTGTTTTCCTCGTGCAGTATCTGCGCGTTTTTTGCGCGTAGTCGCTGCATATTCTTTATTGCTCATGGACTTAATCGCGCTCGAAGGGAGGTATCTTTCCCCCGTAGCTTTAGGTCCTTGGGTAGAAGGCTTGCCACTTTTAGTGCGCCATTCCTGTTTTGTCCAAGATTGAAGCGATGCCTGTGGTGGTTTAATTGCCACTAGTCTCTGTAGCCTCCGCCTTTGGCTTTATACTCTTTAGCTAACATTTGGGCCTTTCTAGCTGACCACTGGCCCGGATTACCTCCTTTGCCCCCTGCCTTAATCTTAGAAAAAAGATTTTTCCGCATGGTGGGCTTGGTGTAATTTCCTGCCTCGTTAACCTTAGATTTAGTTGCCGAACCTCCGGCAGCCATTTTACGTACCGGCTTTTTAGCGGTAACCTTTTTGGCTGTCGGTTTTTTAGCTACCATTTCTTACAGCTCCAGTATCGTGCTGAGAATTTATCTTTTGCTGTGTCGCAGTTGTGACGAGCCCTAAAGTTGGCTCTACGCTCTGGTATAGCTTTTTTGATCGTCATGTTCGGATCGCCAAAGCGCACCAGTTTTACGTCGTCACCCTTCTTGGCTAAAACAGCGAACTTCTTGCTGCCTCCTGAGGTTCTTTTGGGCTTGTTATAGCCTGCGAAAGTCTCACCTCGATAGGATACACGCCCAGAAGGCGTGCGTTTAACCGCCTTAGTGGAAGCCATTAGGCCGCCGCTCCGCCTGCATATACCAAGGTCACACTGGTTATCTCAGTGTCGGCAGCGTCAATAAATGCACCTGCATTGAACAGAGCTCCACCGTCTGGGATATCTATCTCATACTGTCCGGCTGCTGCAGGGGTATGAATAGTAATCAAAGAGGTGGCCGTGTCCGCAGCACCGTTTCTAATTTCAAAAGAAGAAGCAGTGGCTGTACAAGTGTAATAAATGCCATACAGGCGAGTTCTTCCCGAAATCGCTGCTGCGCTAACGGCTGCTCCACCCACAGGTACTTTGGTTACTAGCTCAATGTTACTTGCGCTCATAAGTTACTCCTATTGAGTGAGAAACTTAGGCTGAGACAGCTAGAGTGCCTGCATTATTCCAGATAGCGCCAGTAACACCGGGGTCACTAGTAGGGATAATGATGACGTTAGCAGTGCCAGATAGGGTAGCGTTGCTAGAAGCGGTGATAGTGGTCGCAACGACTGCGCCGGTTACATCGCCTGTTACAGCGCCGACAAAACCATTGGTCGAGGTGACCGGACCTGAAAAAGTTGTTGAACTCATTGGGAAATCCTCACATGCGAGTTATGGGGCTTATCTGTCTGCATGTCGTCAGTCCGGAAACTGTCAGATAGGCCGGTTTGGTTCCGGATTTATAACAGTATATACCAGTTATTCCCCTGTTGCACAAATAAAAAAGGCCCGTCTGTGGGGGACGGGCCAAGTCTCTTCAAGGGAGATAAACACACAAAGAACAAAGCATTAACTGTTCACTGCGGAATTGCAGCACCCTCAAGATATCACTTAATGCGGGTCCCGTAAATGTTCTTTACCCACCATATGAACATATCTTCGCTAAGGGTGTGTTTCATAGTATTTATCCTAGCGGAGACTAGCTGTACGTTTTCCCGTACGTAAGGACCGTTGGGGTTTACTCGGTCTATCGAGGCGTTAAAGTCTTTTTGTTTCCTGTCACCGTAGGTGCCGTCTCTTTGGTGGGTCATCAAAACCCCAGACAACGCGCATTTGCCGTCCTGTATTTCCCACAGGTCAATAAGGTCTTCCGTGGTCAGTTCGTAATCAACACCCTGTTTAACGCGTCCGGATTTTAGCTGTGTATTTAGTACTCGTAGGTATGATTCGGGGGTGGCAGAGGTTTTTCTTGCTCTTTGCAGGGTAACGCATTGCTGACACACCCCCCGAATAAAGCCTTCTTTAAAGTGCTCGAATTGGGATATAAGCTTAGTTTTGTTACACGAGGTGCACACTCGGGAACCTTGCGACTCTTTCTTTACTTTAGTTTCTCTAGGCATATCTACTACTTTCCAAACGAAAAAAGGGCCCCTAAGGGCCCTTTCTGACTTTCGTCTTATGGCTTACGGAGTACCCGGTGAGCCAAAGATACCACGTGGGTCGCTGAAGCCAAAGCTGTAGCGCTCACGTGCCTTGTAGCGGACATTGCCGGTGTCGAAGTCGCCTTCGAAGCCAGTCTTGATAGCTACACGGTTAAACATCTTCATACCGTTAGGCGCGTCAGTCATGATGAACCATGCGTCAGGGTCCGTGAGGTAATGATTTACCTTGTAGCCCTGTGGAACCATGCCCATGTTGCGAACGGCGTTGATGTCGTTATCCGCAGTGCCGACACGAAGAGTAGACTTCATGATGCGGTCTGCAGTGAACTGAAGCTCCTTAGGGATAATCAGCTTAGTACCTTGAACAGCAATCTTCAGGCCGCGCTCGTCAGTGAACGCTGCGATGTCGATAAGAGCTTGCTCAAGTGAAGCCTCGCTAAGGTCTGCCGCAACAGCCAACTCGTTTGCAAGATCAGGTCCGCCCAATGTTGGGTGGTCTGTTGCACAGAGAGGCTTGCCGTCACCGCCGATAGAGGTAGTGAAAGCGTTGTTGAGGATAGAAGCAGCTTTAATCTGCTTAGTTGTCGCCATTGAACGAGCAAGTGCCTTTGTGTAACGAGCCGATAGACGGTCGTACAGGTTGTCTTCTACTGCCTCTTCAGTCAGTGAGAAGGCCAAAGCCACTGTTTCGTGAGTGTAGCGAGCAGTGTAAACTTCTTGGGCTTGATCGAATGCAACACCCGAACCCTCAGCTTTAACTGGCGCTTCGCCAAACCCGGAAAGCATCACTTCTTCTTCGAAGGCACGGTCAGAAGACTCGGTTTCGTAGATTTCAGCATGCTCGTTGTCGTAAGAACTATACTCAAGGCCAAACAAAGCGTTTAGACCCGGCTCTAGCTCTTTTACTAGTTGTGAACGTGATATAGCCATGACCTAAGTCTCCTATTGACCTGCAACACCGGCAGAACCGTAAAGGTGCTCGTTAATTTTAACTACAACCACCGCGTTAGCACCGACTGCGTTGTTGGGCACGTCCCAAAGACCAATGATCTTAAGGTTAAGTGCTGCAGTAGTAGCAATGGTAGAAGTATCCAGTACGTTTGCTGAAACTCCAGTTGTAGTGCTGCCTGTTCCAACAACGATGTCAGCGTTCAAACCGTAGTTTGTAGCGGCTGAAGTGCCATCATTTTGGATAAGGAACATCTGGTTAGGATCGTCGAGAACTTCTGCGATAATCTTACCCTGAGTGATGTTTACTGAACCGGGATAGTAGTTGCTCCAAGTGGGCTTGCCCGTAGTTGGATCAATGTAGTTACATCCGTTAAATACGCCTACCGCCGCTGTGTGAGAGGCAGGGTTAAACTGGAGGATGTAACCGTCTTTCAACGTGACTAGGTCACCCTGAAAAATAGCACCCGCTTGGTTGTCCGCAATTTCGTAACCGTACTGCTTCTGGCTACCAGTGCCAGAAAGGTTACCAAGCGGACGTAAGCCAAAGGCTTTGTCTACATTAGCCATGATAAATGTCCTTTAAAATTAAGGTTACTCGGAACCCGTTCGTGGGCCACCGAGGCTTACTTTGGACTGTCTTTCCGGCGCGTTGATCTTCATTGACGAGTGTGCATTCGTCTTCAACATGTCGTTATCGACTGCCCTTATCTGATCATGGGTCCGTGAAGAATAATACGTTCGACGCTCTTCTGCTGTTTCATCTGGTATTCTGGCTAATAGCAATCCGCCTACAGAGATAACCCCTGCGTGCTTGCCATCGTCCTGAACACCTGAATCAAAGTCAGGATATTCTTCCCCTCTAACCAGTTCATACCCCTCACGGAGTTTCCCTGCTACGTTAGTGCGGTCGTCTACCCCACCAGATTCAGCCCTGATCCAACGGTGCTTATAGCCCGGAGGCGCAGGAGGCGCGTCTAGTCGTGAAGGAGGAGCCCAAGCTTTACGGCGCGCAGTCTTGTCACGGGTATCCGCATCACGAGCACTGCGATTGAGTTTTGGCACGTTGTTATCGCTCATTTAAATCACTCCTTAACGTATTTGGCATATTCTTCAAGTGGAACCCCGAGTTTTTTTGCTATCGCAACCTGACTGGGACTCAACCTAACAGAGCGGCGTGCTGAGTTATTTACTCCCGAAGATCGGGTTGCAGGAGCTACCGTTTGCACGGGTCGGTTAGTCCTGTTGTTTTGTTGCGTAGGCTCGATACCATATTCACTAGGAAATATCTGGCTCATCCTACGGTCGATCTCACTATAATACTCGTCAGAGCTTGGGTCAAACCCTTCTTTTTGGATCAAATCCATGTGAATTCCCCTAACTGTGTGGGTCATCACCGTATTTGTACCAAACCAAGTATTCTTTTCGGCCCAGTCTTCCGCCTTTAAATCAGGCTCTGGCATTCTTGGGCGCAATATTTCAGGCTGTTCAGCGGGCTTTTTAGGCTCTTCCATTTGCTGACGACGTTGGTTTGTCGTCTCGTTTAAACGGTTTTGCTCCCAGACCATAGAGGTAAGACGCTGTTGAGCTTCCGTCTCGGTATCTATGTCGCCCTCTTCACGGGCTTTTCTAATAACCTGCTTTAACGCAACCACGTGACTGTCAACGCGGCCTTGAGCCTCTTGCAGCCTTTCCGTGTCCGTCTTTTGGTATCGCTGCTCGAGCTCTTCGTTTTGCTGTCTTACGTTACGGGCATACTCAAGCGCGGCCTCTTCACGACGCTGCGTCTCTCTTAAACGAGCAGTGAGCTTGTCTATTCGTTTTTTAACCTTACCCGAATAGTCGTCTAACTCTTCTTCTGCAGGGGCGGCCTGCTTAGCGGGGGGCTCCTCCTCAACAGCAGGGGGTTCTTCGATCGCTAACTTAGCATCGGAGCCGTCTTCGTTCATTTCAACGGTGGCTTCTTGCTCGTCGTCGCCGACATTAAAGTCTAGCTCTTCGTTCATTGGTTCACTCATCAAACGTCTCCTTACATGTGTAGAATATCTTCAGGGTCATTTACTAGCCCCAAGATTTCATCATCGTTTAGTAAACGAATCTCGCCACCATCTATCTGAATCCGAGACCCTGCATATCGACCAAAGATTACCCAATCACCCGCCTTGCACCACGGACCGTGGGGAAACTTAGACTCGTCAGCGTAGGATAGAGCTCCTACCTTCAACACGTAGCCGACGTTAGTCGCTAACTGCGTTCGTTGACGTGTCTCATCCGCAAGTACAATGCCTCCCTTCGTGGTTTTGGCGCCACGGTAAGGTAAGATAGCTAGTCGCCATCCTGTGGGTTGCGGAATAAGGTCTAGTACAGAATCAGAAAGGCCGTGTTCAGCGACTTTTCCTTCGGTCGTATACGCATCATTGAGGGTGGTCTTCTTCGGCCCTTCTTCTTTGGCCTCGGCTTTCCACTTTTCCTCTAGGGGCGTAAGCTTCTTTTCAGGTTCCATATAGGCTCCTTTGGTGGGTTAAAAATCTTCTGAATACTTATCCAGTTTGCCTCGGATAATCTGATCCACAAGTTTT